TGCGGCTACAACCAACTACTCGGACGTAACTGGTAACTCTGATGAAGCGTCCGGCACCAACTACACTGCTGGTGGACAGGTACTCGACGGTGCGTCGATCACTACAGACGGCACTACGGCTATCGTTGACTTTACTGACGAAGTGTTTTCGAACGTCACTGTTTCTGCTGACGGCTGTATCATCTACAACACGGCCAATAGTAATTCAGCCATTGCTGTTATCGATTTCGGTGGCACTGTTTCTGCTACTGCCGGTGACTTGACTATTGAATTTCCTGCTGCTGACGCATCCAACGCTGTAATCCGTATCGCGTAAGGAGTAGAACATGGCGTTCTACGACACCACAGATGCTCTCTACGGCACTGGTGCGTATGGTTCCGCAAGTTACGGAATCGTTCAACCTGAAGTAGCGATTACGGGTGTTTCTGCAACAGGAACAGTCGAATCTGTTGCTGCTGGTGGCTTTGAAGTAGATATCAGCGAGAGACTAGGCTCCGTATCTGCAATAGGATCTATCGGTAGTGTTGAGGTAATTCTTGATACTGCTTTCCCTGATGGAGTATCTGCTACAGGTTCAGCCGGGTCTGTTTTTGTAAATCTAACTGAGGCACTTAATAGTGTTTCATCAACAGGATTTGCGGGAACTCCTTCTGTAAATATAAACGAACCTATAACAGGTGTAGCCGCTACAGGTTCAGCCCATCCGTTTGGTCGGGTTGTTTCTATTAACCGTATTAGCGTAGTCGGAGTTGTGGCTGCAGGTTCAATCGGAACACTTTCCGAAAATGTTGATGAACCCCTGAGTAGTGTGTCTGCTTCCGGTACTATTGGAACAGTATCGCTTAATATTTCTGAAAGTATTACGGGAGTAGAAGGGGAACTTAATCCTCTCAAACCTTTTACAGCCAGTGGTGATGCACAGCTTTCTACAGCAGAAAAGAAGTTTGGCACTGCTAGTTTACTACTAGATGGAACAGGTGATTTTGTAACAACAAGTTACACTTCGAGTCTGTTAACAAGTTCAGAATGGGCTGTAGATTTTTGGGTTTATTCTTCAACGCTGACAACTCAAACTGCCCATCTTTGGGACTCTCAAAAGTCTAACTCCGGATTCGCCCTGCGTATTAGTAGCGGCAATTTACAAGTAATAAAAGATGGTTCTATAGCTAGGTCAGTTACCGGACAATTAAGTAACAATACTTGGCATCATATTCGACTACAAAGAAGGTACGCCTTTACAGAAATCTTTGTAGATGGATTCCAAAGAGGTCAGCAAGCAGGTGCAGGATACAATCCTCATACCTATGTAATCGGGGCCAAAGAAAATGGTTCCGAAGAATTTACAGGATACATAGATGAGTTTAGAGCGTCTACACCAACAGGTCTTTCTGCCGCAAGTTTCACACCTGAAACAGAGGCATACTCTTTAGATGGTAGTACAGAAGCACTGCTTCATTTTGACGGAACAAATGGTTCTACTACAATTACGAATGAAGCATCTAATGTAATTAATCTTACTTTAACAGGTACAGCCAATACAACACTCACAGGCGTATCAGCTACAGGCTCTGTAAACACAGTAGAAGAAAAGCCAACAGAAGCCTTACTAAGTGTAAGTGCAACTACTTTTGTTGGTTCCTTGACTCTCAACACAGCGGCAGGTTTGTCGGGAGTTGTTGGAACAACAGCGGTTAACTTACCTGCACCATCTGATGCGATAACAGTGTTTGACGCGACCACATTCAGTAGGATTAGAACCGTGATTCTGCAGCCAAAAGAAATTACCCCAAATAGAAGGGCAGCGTAAGATGTCTTTGAAGTGGCCAGATAAAGACCCCGATGATCAGCTAGATTACTCTATCAACTGGACCGAGCAGCTTGAAGGGGACACTATTTCGAGTATCGTCTGGAAAATATACGATGCAGATGACGTACTTCAAACGTGGTCGGCGGGAGAAATAGTAAATGGTCTTCAGTATGTCAGCAGCACAAACACAACTACTGTGGCTACCATCTATCTCGGAAGTGGCACGGCCTTTACCACATATAAGATTGTGTGCCGGATGACTGCCAGCGATGCCACAGTCATCGAACAGGAAGTTCGCATCCGTGTAGTGGAGAAAAACTGATGGCGTACAATTACCTTTCACTGACTAACGAAGTTTGTCGCCGTCTGAACGAAACAGAACTGACTTCTAGTAACTTTGACTCCGCGTCAGGCTTCTACGCTCAGATCAAAGACAGTATTAACTCGGCAGTACGCGACATAAACCAAAAACACTTTAACTGGCCGTTCAATCACAACACAGACGATATCACTCTTACGGCGGGTGAGCTTCGTTATCCCCTGCCTGAAAACGCAAAGTATGTAGATTTCGACACTGTTCGTCTTCGTCGAAACACTACTTTAGGAGTAGGATCAGCGATTTCTTTGAAACAGATGTCGTACGATGAGTATGTGGATCGTTTTATCGATCAAGAGTTCGAGACAGACACTACAAAGGGTACTGCCCCCGAATATGTTATTAGATCTCAGGACGGCGACATTATCTTTGCCCCCATGCCAGATAAAGCTTACACGGTTGACTACGAATACTTCATGTATCCGGCCGATTTAAGTGGCTACGATGATGTCCCTACGATTCCATTTCGTTTCAAACACATCATTATTGACGGAGCTATGTATCATGCCTACATGTTCCGGGATAATCTAGAGTCTGCAAGTATCGCACTTCGTAAGTTTGACGAAGGAGTGAAGCACATGCGGACTCTTCTTGTAAACGAAAACGTATACGCACGGGCGGTTTAGATGCCGGATAGGTGGCAAACATACCCCTTTGAATTCAAGGGCGGACTGGTCACTAACCTTTCGCCTTATCAGCAGGGTGTTCAGGCTCCGGGTTCTGCCCGTATCCTGCGTAACTTTGAACCGTCTGTTTTCGGCGGGTATCGTCGTGTTGAGGGATACGAGAAGTTTGACAGTAGCGCACTGTCTAATAGTGGTAATGTTAGAGGTATCGTGAGATACGGGGGGAATGTCTATGCTGCACGGGGTGATGATCTTTTTCGCTCCGCAGGATCGGGGTGGACGCAGATCACGGATAACGCCTCGTTTAGCAGCACGGGCATCACTCTTGGCGGATCAGAAAGAATCAGATTTCTTAAGTATGATTTTGACGGCACCGAAAAGATTCTTATCGTGGACGGCAGTGGTAAGCCGTTCAGATTCGACGGAACCACCTTCGAACAGCTAACATCCCTGCCATCTGACACTGCTGGATCAAGTCACATTGTCAACTTCAAGAACCACATCTTTCTTGGAAACGGCAAAAACCTTGTTTTTTCGGCCCCATACGAAGATGATGACTTTACAAGTGCCAGCGGCGGTGGTATAATTAATATTGCAGATACTATAACCGGACTGATTGTTTTTCGTGATCAACTGATCATTTTTAGTGAAACTTCAATTAACAGGTTGGCTGGTAGTAGTGTCGGAGACTTTCAGTTGCAGCCTGTGTCGCGAGATTTGGGATGTGTCGCCGAAGATACCATTCAGGAAATAGGCGGAGACATCATGTTCTTAGGGCCGGATGGTTTGCGGCTCTTTTCGGCTACGGATCGTGTGGGTGATTTTAGTCTTGGGGTCATATCTAAGCCGATTCAGACAGAAGTCACTGACTTGGTTTCGAGTAGCACGGTATTCTCCAGTACCATCATTCGTGAGAAGAGTCAATACCGGCTGTTTGGATTTAACGGCGCGTATACTAACGATGCGGCAAAGGGTATCGCGGGAACACAGCTTCAAGAGGGTATTTCTTGGAACGACCTCCGGGGCTTCAACGCATACGTCACATACAGTGAATACGACGGGTTCGCAGAACGAATATACTTTGCCGCTAAAGATGGCTACGTATATCAGATGGAACAGGGGAACACTCAAGACGGCACTGACATTGTAGCTACATTCGCTACTCCATTTGTTCCGCTAGGCGACTCAGAGCTTCGTAAGACGATATACAAGGGCACTACTTATTTGGATGTGAACGGCGCGTTTGATCTGCAGTTTTCTTTGAAGTTTGACTTTGACCAGCCAGACTCGCCACAACCGGATTCGATACTAAGCTCTGATGCAGGGGCTTCTGTTACTTACGGCTCGGGTATTTACGGCACTTCACTTCTGGGTACAAAACAGAAAGCTATTTTTGAAGTACCCACAATAGGATCAGGATTCACAGTGTCGATACTATATGAAACAACAGGAACTAGTACAGACGCTGTATTTACCGTAGATGCTGCGACTCTAGAATTCGCGACATACGGGAGGAGATAAAAAATGGGTACAGGCTATACTCGTAATGACACTGCGAATAACATCGCAGACGGTAACGTCATCAACGCTTCCGACTTGGACGGCGAATTTGATGCGGTACAAGCTGCGTTCAACGCGACAACAGGACACAGCCACGACGGTACTACCGGCGAAGGTCCGCAGATTGACACGGAGGGTCTTGCTGACGATGCTGTAACTGGCGCAAAGATTGACTCGACAACGACAATTACCGCCGCCGGGTTTACTGGACCTCTGACTGGCACAGCATCCAACGCAGCACTTCTCGACAGCATCGACAGCACCTCGTTCCTTCGTAGCGATGCGGCAGATACCAAGACATCAGGTGACTTGTCGTTCTCAGATAATGTCAAGGCCGTGTTTGGTGATGGGTCTGACTTGGAGATTTCTAGCAATGGAACAGACGGCTTTATACGAAATGGTAATGCTACTGGTGAAATAAGAATTGAATCAGATGATAGAATCGTCATCTGTGACAGAAACTTCAATGAATCATTTGCCATATTTAATGATGATGATGATGTGAAGCTTTTTCACAACGGCCTTGAGAAATTCGCCACCACCTCCACCGGCATCGACGTGACTGGCAACGCCACGTTTGATGACAATGGCAAGGCCATCTTCGGTGCTGGGTCTGACTTGCAGATTTACCACGATGGCACACACTCTTATGTGCAGGACGCTGGCACAGGTGACCTAAGAATTTCAGGAAACAACGTCAACATCATGAATGGTGCGGCCACTGAAAACTATATAGTCTGCACCAACAATGGCAGTGTCGCTGTAAAGTACGACAATGCAACAAAGGTGGAGACAACCACCTCCGGCATCGACGTGACCGGCACGGTGACGGCTGATGG